CAGAGGCGGTCGGCCGGTACCTCGAGCTGCGTCTTTATAACGACGGCGGTAAACAAACATATACTAACACATTTGTTTACGTAGGGATGATATCCCTTCTTTTAGCCTTGGAAATTCATTCTATTCAAATAGCGAAACCGGTTGTATGAAGGCATATCCGATCGTCGTCCTGTTAAGGATAGTCGCTAAGTGCTCGCTTCAGCTGCAAGTCTTCCGTCCCTCTTTTTATCGAGTTGTCACTAGGCACACGATTTTAACCTGTGCGAGTCAGATTCTGAATGATTGTTTTAAATTTTGTTTATAATGTGGGAGCCATGGACACGGACAGAGATCTGTCCGTTATAATAATCTGTTGTTTCTAATACTTTTCTATCAAACTGTTCTTTAGCTTCAATGTATGAACATACAGCTTTTGAATCGCAGTAATGAAGAATTTCTCTCGTAAAGTTGTCTTTACCTAGTGCCGTGATGTCTGAGGTTAACTCTGTGCTTGAACCATAATAGTCTCTCCAATCGGAATCGATTTTTGAGCGGATTTTCTTTTTCTTTTTCGTACCGTTCTTTAAAATAACTGTTTTCACAGTAGTCTTAGCGAACTTAGCCAATTTCTTGCCTATGTACTTGCGGCCAGATAGATTATTTGTAATTAAGTAAACAAACCCAACGCATTCGTCTGGCAATGTCTCAACTAGGGAGTCTTGATATTGCCAGGTCATTGTTAAATTTGTTTTAGTGCCATGATGTGTATAGTAGTTATCTCTTTTACCAAGCCGTCGCATAATTTTCGTCCACTATTGCTTCATTACATTTAGTCTGGCAAGATGCGTTTAATGTCAGCAACACTTAGCCAGGTCTGCACAGTTTTGTTAAAGGTAGGATCAGTCTCGCGAGCACACAACGGACAAGCCGCCTGACAGACATCAGTTGGCTCTAAATGTAGTACTCTAACAGTTTCAAACAATGTCGACATCAGTATTGTAGCTTGTAAATCCATTTTCTTTAACAACGTGCAATGTATTATTTACACGACCAACAAGTTCATCCTTATGTGATACTAACCAAATACTCTTATTACTTTCTCTGCTCATCTTCTTAAGAATTGCAAGTGAATTTTCAACACCACTAGAATCAAGCCCACTATCAATTAATTCGTCAATGAACAACAAGTTAATTGGGTGGTACAGACTTTCCCAAACATCGCGGAATGACCAGGATAGGGATAGGATAAGTCTATTACGTTCACCACGCGACAAATTATCAAAGTCTAAATCTCTACCAAGTTCGCTAATACTAACAGTCAAGTCATTGTTGAACTTAACAGTATGTGGCAGGCCGATGCGATCTAAATACTGACCTAATCGTGCATTTAAGTAACTTAAATTCTGATCGATGATTCGTTTACGGATAAAGCTATCCTTATTAGTAAGCAATTTTAGCAAGAACTCTTGGTGGTCCTTGATATTAGTAAGATCATTAATCATATCAAACGATACTTCCTCTACACCTTGGGTCTGCATTTCTACAACCTGTTCGGAGTACGGATCTTGTTCGTCTTGTTTATTAGTTAATTGTTGTAAGATACTAGCCATTGAACTACGATGCTCAAACGCGTCGGATTCGATATCGTAATAGACTTTAGGAGGAACTCCGGCGTTGCCGATATCGGTTAGCGCGTGTTTAAAATCTACAATCTGCGCTCCGAGGCTCTCGAAGTCAATTGTAGTGTCAGACAACTCAGTTAGATTGGATGAAAGTTGTGCTTCGTGATCAATATCGTGGAGCTCGTGGCCGCAAGCGTGGCACTTATGTTCAGTTAGTGCTGCAATTTCTTTGTTAAGTCGAACTAGTGTCTTACGCTCGCGATCCTGATCGAGCTCAGCCCGTTTAACTGCCTTGTTTATCTCATTGATATCTTTAACTGTTTGATTATACTGAGTTAATGCTTTATGGGCAACTAATTCAGCTTCGATATCAATTGCGCTAAGTTCATCATATGCGGTAACTAGCTTATCTAAATCATCGTTATGTTTATTTTGCCACACACGCTGCCGTCGCCGCAGACTTTCGATTTGTTCTTCAATTCGGACGTTAGCATCACTTACTGCTTTAATACGATACTCTTCTTGTGTGATAGCATCTTTAGTTTCTTTTGTTTGCTCTTTCAGCTTCTCTGCTTTTTCGCTAAGAAGGGTAATGCCTAGCAACTGCTCAATGATAGTACGCTGTTCATTGGATTTTAACGCAAGGAACGGTTCGGTATAAGTGTTTAAGGCAACAATATGCTTAAACATATCGTGTGACATACCCAACATACGTTCAATCTCTTGCTGAGTTTCGCGACTATCACCTTGTGCTTCATCAGTGATATCTTTTTCGTTGTCCCCAACCCAGAATTTCATAATATTGGGTTTACGACCTCGCTCTACGCGATAGTTTTGTCCATCAATTTCAAAATCAATTGTAACTAGCATACCCTTGCTGTTGGTTTTATTAACAAGATTGTCTTTTTTAATGTTAGTTAAGGCATTGCCGTACAAGCCATAGCTAAGGGCATTAATAATAGTAGTTTTACCAGTGCCGTTACGCGCGCCAGAATCATCGCCGCCTAAGTCCAAATTTTCACCCAGCACTAGCGTCAGGTCCTTGCGATCAAAATTAACAGCCTGGGTAATACTACCCACGCTCATAAAATTCTTTACAGTTAAATCCTTGATCTTGAAACTCATTTTTATACTACCTTATTAAGTTGTTGTACTGTGTGATGAGGTAATGAGTAACTACTCATTAACTATTAAATCTTTTATTTCAAACATTAATATGCGGGATAGGAATGGTTTCCTGTCTGTAATATTTTTGTTGCAAATATACAGTATATTCGCGCAGGTTGTCAATGTTTGACAGAATAATTACAAAGAAATGTGGTATGTTATAATACTGAATATGCTGTTGTAACTCAATTAATATGTCGGGTGGATAATCATCAAAGGTACTTGTTAATGTACGATCTACAATAAACACCAATCGATCGGTATCGTTGAATACAGGGTTCCTGTAGTTGGCTAGTGCGCTAACTAATGTTTTGGCATTAGGTTGGTCGTGATCTGACAAGTTAATGCAACCGATAATTGTGTAATGAGTTGCCAGGTCATCTAGTGCAAGTTGATAATAACTCATAGATTGCGGTAGATTTCTAGTAACAAGGTTGGGTTGTATTGGTTGCTATCAATGGTGCTTAGTTGGCTGTAAACGATTTGATCCACTGACTCAAATTCAATATTACCCTGGATCTCGTATTCGGTAAGCTCTGTTACCTTGGCGGGAATGAGTGTAATCTCGCGCAATGAGTAGGTATTAATAAACGTCTCTTTGATGAACGTTGCTTCCTCGTAGCTAATATCGATATCAAGATTAACCCGAACGTGCATATTTGGTTGCAACATTTTTTCTGTGTGTTTAAGTACGTCACTGAGTTGGAACACACGGTACAGTGGTTGGTTAGGCCAAGCGTGGAATTCCGGTTCCTGACCCCATTCTAAGATCATCATACCGCGATCATCATCGCCTGCATCTGCATAATTATGTGGGAAGCAATTACCAATGTAGGTAATGTTCTTTTTAGTTTGTCGTTTATGAAAGTGGCCGCTGAATACATGTCCGAACCCATTGAGATCACCGGGTTTAATATCACCGTGATCGGGCATAGCAACCATGGCATTCATTAAGTATCCTGGCAACTCGAAGTGCCCAAACAGATACGTGCCCTTCATTTTGTTCAAACGTTTGTAATCATCTCCACAAAGCCAGGGAGCAATAACGACGTTGCCTCCGCTAAACCAATCATTGCAGATTTTTACATTAGGCAAATGCTTTGCCCACGCAACTGATTGTACATCGCGCTTATCGCGATAATATAAATCGTGGTTGCCTGGGATAAAGTATACTGATTCGAAATTGGCATTTAGATGTTCTAATGCCTCTAAGCTGTATCCTAGTGTAAGGATATTGATACTTGCGCGATTATTATGCCAATCGCCGAGGAACATTGCTGTCTCGCAGCCTTCTTCTTTGGCCTTAGCAGTAGCCCATTTAACAAAACTCAAACAATCTTCGTTATGCGAAGTACTGTTTGATTTTAATCCGAAGTGGATGTCAGTGAAAACAGCAGCTTTTTTAAATAGGTTATCCATTAGTTCCTCTACAATAGTATTGCACAAGTATACAGTGCAATACGGTAGAAGTCAATGATTATGGAGTGACCTGCTAGTTACATATCAA